CAGAGCAAATTGTAGGACCTGACGGAGTGGGTAATGTTAAATTTCCAGAATCATGGGGAACGGGAGCGGGTGAAGATGGTGAAGAAGCTACTCCTCATTATTATGTAACGTTAGAAGCATTTGTCAAATTAGCAGTTGAAAAAATACACGACACTTCAGCTAAACTAAAAGACATTGCTATCAAATGTGATGGTACAGTTACAAAAGGAAATGTACCTGCCGGTGGATCTGATATGCTTGTATCAGGAAATCCAAAAGAAATTTTATTACCTGAGCCTTATGCAACATATGGAGGAAAAATGAAATTAGGATTCACTACGCATCAAGGTGAATTTTCCGGCGGAGATTTAAGTAAAATTATGATTAGTATTACTCACTTAAATGATATAATTAGTAAGTTAGCTGATGATAAAGGTAATAATGCAAAAGCTGCAGACACTTCAATTGCAAAATTATTTGGTAAATTATTTGACTCTATTAACCTAAATACAGGTACAAGATTTAAATTGTCTATGTCACAGAATCCTAAAAACCCTATGGAATTTTTAATTGTGGATTCTAATTATATAGACGCTACGATTCAGCCATTTTCTATAGAAGCTGTAACTAGAGGTAGTATTTGTAGAAGTATTTCATTAGTAGCAAAAGTACCATCGGAAATGGCAACAGCAGCGTATGTAGGAAATACATCAACTTCTTCTCCTTCAGGAGCCGTAATGGCTACTATTAATGGAGTAACTGAAAAAGATACTCCTACTAAAGGAGACCCAGCACCTTCGTATTTAGATGCTAGGAAAAAGATAGATGCTCAAGGACCTCCTGATCCTAAAGATCCTGAAGGAATTGGACCGTCACCTAAAAATGTAAATGCTTTAAGAGCCGCAATTAAGCGTATGTATACATCAGGAGAAACGGCTAATGGCGTTAAGCCAGGTTCAGAAGCATTTCCAGTTCCAATTGAGTTTTCTTGCACATTAGATGGAGTAAATGGATTTTTGTTTGGAAATGCAATTACGACTAATTATCTTCCGTCAGCATACAAAAAAGCTAAGATATGTTTTACAGTTACTAAAGTAGAACATTCTATATCTCAAAATGATTGGACGACAACATTAAGTACTGTTTGTAGAACTCAACCATCATATTAAAATGTATATAAGAAATAAATTATATTATCCTAAGTCTCACATTAGCACTAACCTTCGCACAGATGGGTTAGAATGGATGTTAGAAGACGGTACTGAGTATAAAGGATTTTATCATAAATACATTGACGGAACTGTATTAACAGGAGCTGTATTTCATAAATCAGACTCTAAAAAATTAATTCCTTATGTTAATATAATAGCACAACCTAATAATTTTGAGTATGATGCTATAATTAAAAAAGAAGCTATAGTAGCACCGCATTATATATTTCCAATTCCTAAATTAGATGATTATAAAGCAGGGAAAATGACTAGGTATTTTCTTAAAAGAAGAAACTTTTCTAGTTACCAAGACATAGTAGAAATTAATAATGAACAGTGGCTGTCATGGAAAAAGCAAGGTAGCGGAATAGATAACAAGTTATATATGGCTACTGAAGTTGATTGGAAATTAACAGGGCCACTTAATGATGATCGGTCTACGCAAAATATTGTGTATGGTGTTTATGATACCAACCAAAGAATTGTGCTTTTAAAAGATCATGAATTTGTAGGACTCAAAAACTTCTTAACTGATTATATAGAATTGTCAGTACATTCCAAAGCAGTCAGTGACGACATTAAAAAATTATTTGGTTAAAACAAAAGAATTATATATATTGTCTAGGTTATGAAAATTATAGAAACGAAATTAGAGTTTGAGTCATTCCTAGAAAAGTCTAAAGGGTACGATTGGATAGTCGTACCTACTTACTGTAATGGAGAAAGACCAGTTTATACAGATTCTGTTTCGGTAGTTTATGTATATGTAATTAATTTAGACAAAGAGGCAATGATTGTATTCAATCATACTGAAGGTCTTTCACTTCCTGAAGAATTGCTAAATCAATTTCCAGAAGATATTAAATTATTTGTGTATGGTAAAAAGAAATTTAAAAGATTTCTAGATCGTAAAAATATAATTGATATGAATATGGTTGAGTACTTTCATAAGAACCAACCTATTGAAGATGATTTTGATACTCCGGCTCACGAATTTTTTACAAGACATTTTGAAAAGTTCAATGACTTAAACGCAATCATTCCAATTACAAAGCATATTGAAAAGTCTCAGGCAATTGCTCAGCGATTTTTAGATGTGTATGATTTCTTTCATGAAGATGTAGCATTTACCAATTATAATGAATTGATTTTAGATTCGCTTGCTCAAATAGAACAAAATGGATTATTCACTCATTACGATCAATACAAAAAACAATTCAAAGAAGCTCCTTTATATGAGAACTTTGCATATACAGAATATAACATATACACTACTACAGGTAGACCATCAAATAGATTTGGAGGAATAAATTATGCAGCGTTAAACAAAGACAATGGTCAGCGAGGTGCATTTTGTTCTAGATTTGGAGAAAATGGGTTTATGCTTTCTTTTGACTACGATGCTTATCACTTAAGACTTTTAGCAGAGTTAGTTGATTATAAATTTCCAGAAGGATGTTCAGTGCATGAGTATTTAGGTAAATTTTATTTTCAAAAAGAAACTCTTACTCCTGAAGAATATTCAGAAGCTAAATCTATTTCGTTTAGGCAACTTTATGGTGGTATAGGTCAAGAGTATTTGGAGATTCCATTCTTTGAAAAAATACATAGATACACTCAATTAATTTGGAGTCAGTACAAAGATGAAGGGTATATTGAAACGCCTATGTTTGGAAGAAAATTGTTTAAATCATTCTTTGGTGATATGAATGCAGCAAAGCTTTTAAACTATTTATTACAGTCTTATGAAACCGAGAGGAACATGGCCGTAATCCATAATATACTTCTACGTACAAAGGCGTACTCAAGTAAACTAATACTTTATACATATGATAGCTTCTTATACGATTTCGACAAACGAGACGGCGCTACGCTTGTTAAATTGATTCAAGAAGAATTAGAGCAGGGAGGTAAGTTTCCTGTGAAGTTAGAAATAGGTCCAGATTATAATAACATGATTGTACCAAAAAGACACTAGTTACATATTTATATATGATAATCTCGTTTATAATATATAACATTGGTACAACTTATTTGTCTTTTTTGCATAGAAGATTCTTTGGATCATACGGTAAGTATGATATCAAAAACGTACGAGGTAGTTTACAAACGAATATTTGTGCTTTCCATAGATAACAGCGAAGAGCTTATATGCAGCTTCAATGTTGAAAAAGGAAATCATAGAAAACAATTACCAGCAGCAATGTTGGTGCATAGAAAAAAAGAAACTAATACTTTATACACTATTAATTCTTTGAATGCTTTGATTAGAAAAGAAAATGACGGAATATTAGACAACTCTTATTCTGTGGATTGGACCAAATATTCCAATGCTTTACTAGTAACTTCTAATAATGATTTAAAAGTATTAAATACCAAAGTATATCAAATTATAAATTTATAATATGAAGGCATCAGAGTTTAAACAATTAATTAGAGAAGAAGTTCGAAAAGCTTTAAAAGAAGCTTTGGCACCAGTTGATAAATCAAAACTAACTAATAAAGTAGCGATAACAGTTGCAATTGCTCGTACTCTAATGAATAACGCAAAGGTAGGTAAACTAAAACATATGTCAGCGCCAGACGGAATTACTCATTATTGGAATCCAAAAACTAATGAGTATGTAGGAAGAACAGAACAAGAAGGTAGACTTAATCAAGGAACATTTTTCTTTTCTGATGCATTAGATAAGACAGGAAACCTTAATGAAGGTTTAAAAGAATCTGCTATGTCAGATATTGACTTAATGGCTCAAGATGCTATTTCATTTAATGCGTTTGCAGTGGAGTTCTTCAAAGAATATCCAAATATTAAAAAAGACGAGAAAATGGGATTCATTAAATGGTTAAAAACCGTTTATATGGAAGCTAAGAAAAATAAATAAAAAATATTAGGTGACTTCAAAAGGTTACCATATATTAAGGTTATATTAGAAGTTGAGAATGTAGATTGATTATTCTAGACACTCAAAATACATTACCAATTACTAATTATTAAATATTCATTAACAATTAAATTTTAAATCATGGCTATTAACTTAGACGCAATCAAACAGAAGTTGAATTCATTGCAAAATGTAACTTCTAAACAAAACAATTTATGGAAACCAGAACCAGGAACTCAAGTAGTTCGTATTGTGCCATATCAACACAATAGAGAGAATCCATTTATTGAACTTTATTTCCACTATAACTTTGGTGGTAAATCAATTCTATCTCCAATGTCATTCGGTCGCCCTGACCCAATTTTAGAGTTCGGAGAAAAACTTAAATCAACAGGAAATTCAGACGATTGGAAAGCTGGTAAAAAACTAGAGCCAACAATGCGTTGTTATGTTCCAGTTATTGTAAGAGGTAAAGAAGATGAAGGAGTTAAATTTTGGGGCTTTGGTAAATCAGTTTATCAAGAACTTTTAGGATTCATTGCAGACCCTGATTATGGAGATATCACAGATCCAGTAGCAGGTAGAGATATTGCAGTTGAATTCAAAGCAGCTGACCAAACAGGAAAATCATTTCCAGAGACTTCTATTCGTGTTAAACCTAATCAAACTGCAGTAACTGACAACAAAGCAGTATTGGAGAAATTAGCTAATCAACCAAAAGCGACAGACATCTTTAAAGAATATTCTTACGATGAAATGACTAAACTTTTGCATAATTGGTTAGACCCAGAAAATGCGGCAGAGGAAACAGCCTCAGCTCCAGCAAAAGAGACTAATGCTAACCAAGCATCTATCTCTGAAGCAGCTCCAGTAGCAAAAGTAGACGACGTAGCTTCAGCATTCGACAACTTATTTAACCAATAATATTGAGTAACCTAACGGTTTCTCTAGATTAACTATGGCGAAAAAAACAACAAAACCAGCAACAGAAGCTGAGTTAGAAGATGACTTAGCTTCGGTGTTAGCTGATAACCTTAATAAGAAATTTAAAAGCTCTAATTATAAAGTAGCTTATTTTTTAGAAGGTGATTCAGATTCACCATCGGACGTGAATGAATGGATTTCTACCGGATCGACAATGTTAGATTTAGCTATTTCAAATAGACCAAATGGAGGATTGCCAGTAGGAAGAATTGTCGAAATCACAGGTTTAGAAGCTTCAGGTAAATCTTTATTGGCTGCCCACGCTTTAGCAGACACTCAACGAAAAGGAGGATTAGCAGTATATATTGATACTGAAAATGCAGTTTCTCGAGAGTTCCTAGAAGCGATAGGCATTAATTTAAAGGATATGTTATATGTTCCTTTAGATACAGTTGAAGACATATTCGAGTCAATCGAGTCAATTACAGAATCTATAAGAAAAAACGCTAAAAATAGATTAGTGACTATTGTAGTAGATTCAGTAGCTGGGGCATCTACCAAACAAGAGATGTCAGCAGATTATGACAAAGATGGATGGGCGACTTCAAAAGCAATCATTCTATCAAAAGCAATGCGTAAAATTACCAATTTTATCGGTAGAGAGCGTATTTGTTTAATATTTACAAATCAGTTACGTACTCGATTAGGGGTATCCTTTGGAGACCAATGGACAACTTCAGGAGGTAAAGCAATCGCATTTCACTCTTCAGTTCGTCTTCGTTTAAAATCAGTAGGGCAAATTAAATTAGCAAAATCTTCAGATGCTCCAGAGGCAGTGTTAGGAATAACAACTCGAGCTCAGGTAGTTAAAAATCGTATGGGCCCGCCTTTACGTTCTGTAGATTATGAAATTTATTTTGACTCTGGAATTGACGATTACGGTTCATGGTTGACAATGTTGAAAAATCATAATTTAGTAACTCAAGCAGGTGCGTGGTATACTTATACTAACACAGACACGGGTGAAATAATTAAATTTCAATCTAAAGATTTCCAAAAGAAATTAATAGACGATCCTGAAATGAAAGAGCAAGTGTATAGAACAATTTGTGAAAAATACATTATTAATTACAAGGCCGGAGAACATTTTGGAGTAGATGATATCGAAATCGAAACAGAGTTTGAAGGAGAAGATTCTTAAGTTATGATAAAAGGTTACGCTGATTTATTGAAACAAATTCGCGAGGACCACGAAAAACAGAACTCAGGCTTAGGCAAAGACAGTAAAGTGTTAATTGTCGACGGCCTGAATTCTTTTATTCGTTGTTTTAGTGCGGTGCCATTAGTCAATGACGATGGCGACCATATAGGAGGTTATGTAGGATTCATGAGATCTATAGCTGCTGTTATACGACAATTCAAACCAACAAGGTGTATAATTGTGTTTGACGGTAAAGGAGGCTCTGCAAGGAGAAAGAAAATGCACTCCGGTTATAAGGAAGGTAGATCAGTACCAACTCGTTTTAATAGACGAGATGATATCGGAGACATGACTCAAGAACAAGAATTACAAAATATGCGTCACCAGATGCATAAATTATCTGAGTACTTACAATGTTTGCCACTGACACTTATTTCCATTGACAATATTGAAGCAGATGATACTATCGCTTATTTAGCAGCTGAAGTATTCAGACCTAAAGATAGCGAAGTAATCATAATGTCAGATGATAAAGATTTTATTCAATTAGTAGATGCTAAAACTTCAGTATGGAGACCCGTAGAAAAGAAATACTACACTCAGCCTGAAGTAGAAGCTAAGTTTGGAATTCCTTCTCATAACTTTATTCATTATAAAGTATTTATGGGAGATAATTCAGATAACATTAAAGGTATTAATGGAATAGGAATTAAAACGATGCAAGCTAAATTTCCGATGTTGCTATCAGATCAACACGTAACATTAGATGAAATCATAGCCTTTGCACAAGCGAACAAAGACGCACACAAAGTCTATAAGACAGTCGTGGACAATGAGTCCCAATTGAGACTTAACTGGGCACTTATGTCATTAGAAGATTTAGATATAGCTGCAAATTATAAAGGTATAATTGCAGACATTGCACATAGAGAGATACCAGCTATGGACACTTTTAAATTTAAAAAGATGTTTATGGAAGATAAAATTTATGCAGTAATTCCAAATGTGGATTCTTGGCTGTCAAATAGTTTCGGAACTATTTCAGCATTTAGTCAAAAATAATTTGTATGGTTCAAATGAATTTAATATATTTAGGTTAATATGGCAGACAAATTAAGTAATTTCGGACACGGGTTTCAAGTAAAGATTGTATCTTCCCTACTCACAGACAAAGCATTTTTACAGCAGGTAGCAGATATTCTATTACCTGAGTTCTTCGAATCAGAAGCTAACCAATGGGTTGTAGAGCAAATTGTAAAATACTTTCATGAGTATGGCTGCGCTCCTACTTTAGATGTGTTTAAAATTAAAACTCAGGAAGTAGAAAGAGATGTTGTTAGGACAGCAATAGTAGAGACTTTAAAAGATTCATATAGATTTTTAGAATCTGATGATTTAGATTTTGTTAAGGCAGAGACCTTAGACTTTTGTAAGAATCAGTGTATTAAGAGAGCAATTTTAGATTCAGTAGAACTTTTAAGAAAAGGAGAATATGATTCTATTAAAGCTACTATTGATATGGCAATGAAAGCTGGTGCTGATAAGGCAGTAGGCCATGAATATAATACAAGTGTTGAATCTAGATATATGGAAAATGTCAGAGCGTGTATCCCAACACCATGGCCAGTTATTAATGATTTAGCAGATGGAGGTTTTGGTAAAGGAGAACTTGTAGTATTTGTCGCTCCTGCGGGTATTGGTAAATCTTGGGGTCTTATTAATGTTGGAGCTCATGCAGTTAGAAATGGTTTAAATGTAGTTCATTATACTTTAGAGTTAAATGAAGGATATGTAGGTCAGAGATATGACGCAGTGCTAACAGGTATAGCTGCACAAAATTTAAAATATAATCAAGAAGACATTGCTGCAATGGTAGGTAAATTGAAAGGTGATTTAACTATTAAATATTATCCAACCAAGACAGCTTCATGTTCTACTATTAGAGCTCACATTGAAAAAATGATTTTAATGGGTAAGAAGCCTGATTTAGTAATTGTCGATTATGCAGATTTATTAAGAGGTACTGTTTCTAGAAAGGAAATGAGACATGAATTAGAATCTATCTATGAAGATTTGCGTGGGGTAGCAGGAGAGTATGAAATTCCATTATTTACGGCTTCACAGGCAAACAGAAGTGCTTTAGAGCAAGATGTTATCGAAGCAGATAAAATTTCAGAGTCATATTCAAAAGTAATGATTGCAGACTTTGTCCTTTCATTATCTAGAAAGGTAACTGATAAAATTGCAGGTACTGGTAGATTCCATATTATTAAAAACAGATTTGGGCCTGACGGAATCACATTTCCTTCGAAAATGAATATGTCTAATGGCCAAATTCACATCTATGAGGAGACTTCAGTGCAAGGTAAAGATACCAATAAACAAATGCAATCTGGAGAGGAATTATTAAGAAAAAGTTTATTACAAAAATACAAAGAAGTGTCAAACGATTTAGGATAGTTTCTAAATCACACATAATTATAATACCAGAGTGGGGCTAACCAATCTAATCACAAAACATGAACAATAACATTTTTATACCTAGGGTGAATATACTACCCTACGAATACCCTTCTTTGTTAGCATATAAAGACGCCATTCGTCACTCTTATTGGATTCACACTGAATTTAATTTTACAACTGACATTGACGATTTTAAGACAAAAATAACAGATGAAGAAAGAGAAGTCATTAAACGTTCAATGTTAGCGATTGCTCAAATTGAAGTTAACGTTAAGACATTTTGGGCAGATCTTTATAAAAGAATGCCTATTACAGAAGTCGGTGATGTAGGAATGACATTTGCAGAATCTGAAGTAAGACATAAAGATGCTTATGCGCAATTGTTAAGAATTTTAGGACTTGAAGAAGAGTTTCAAAATGTAGTAGAAATTCCAGCAATTAAAGATAGAATTGCATACTTGACAAAATATCTAGATGGCACAAGGAGTAAAGATAATAAAATGTATACCAAATCAGTACTTTTATTTTCTTTATTTATAGAGCATGTAAGTTTATTTAGTCAATTTTTAATAATGATGTCCTTTAATAAAGAGAGAAATCTATTTAAAGGAATTTCCAATGTAGTTGAGGCAACTTCTAAAGAAGAAGACATACATGGTAATTTCGGGGCAGAGATTATTAATATTATCAAAAAAGAAAATCCTGATTGGTTTGATGCTGAATTTGAAGAGTTAATTGACTCTGCATGTAAAAAAGCTTATAAAGCAGAATGTAAAATTTTAGATTGGATTTTCGAAACAGGTGAGTTAGAGTTTTTATCAAAAGATACTATTAAAAACTTTATCAAAAACAGATTTAACAATTCACTTCAAAAAATAGATATGAAACCTATTTTTGAAGTAGATTTTGAAGAAATAGAAAAAACATTATGGTTTGATGTAGAAATAACTTCTACCAAAGAAGGAGATTTCTTTTACAAAAAATCAATTGACTATAACAAAAAAAGCCAAAGTATAACAGAAGACGATTTATTTTAAGACGATATGGAATATAAAAAGTATGATTGGCTAAATGAAAATAGCAGAACATTTCTTTCAAGAGGTTACATTACAGAATCTCCAGAGCAAAGAATAAAAGACATTGCAAACAAAGCAGAGAAGTATCTTAAAATTGAAGGATTTGCTTTGAAATTCGAAGATTACATGGCGCGTGGATTTTATAGTTTATCAACGCCAGTATGGATAAATTTTGGTAAAGATAAAGGATTGCCAATTAGCTGCTATGGATCAAATGTAGATGATACATTAAATAGCATTTTAAACGCAAGTCGTGAAATTGGAATGATGTCTAAATATGGAGGAGGTACTTCTGCTTATTTAGGTAACATCAGAGAGCGAGGAGCAAAGATTTCGACAGGAGGAACGGCAGACGGGCCTGTGCATTATGCTAGATTATATGATACGACAGTAGACGTATGTAAGCAATCAGAAGCAAGACGAGGAGCATGTGCAGTATGGTTACCTGTAGAGCACGGAGATATTTTAGAATTTTTAGATATCGGCACCGAAGGAAATCCTATTCAAAATTTACAGTATGGTATTACTGTAACTGACGCTTGGTTAGAAGAAATGAAAGCCGGCGATTCAGAAAAAAGAAAAATATGGGCAAAAATAATTCAAAAACGAAATGAGTTTGGATTTCCATATATAATGTTTAAAGACAACTCAAATAAAAATACTCCATACAAAGAACTAGGATTAGATATTACAGCATCTAATTTATGTTCTGAAATTCAATTACCTACAGATTCATTTAATTCATTTGTATGTTGTTTAGGATCTATTAACCTATTACATTGGGATGAAATTAAAGAGACCGATGCTATTGAAGTTTATACAATGTTCCTAAATGCAGTAATGGATGAGTTTGTTATTAAATCTTATAAGATGCCTGGTATGTCTAGAGCACATAGATTTGCAGAACAACATAGAGCCATTGGGTTGGGAGTTTTAGGATATCATTCTTTATTCCAATCAAAATTAATTGCATTCGAATCACTTCAGGCAAAAGCGTTGAATTATGAAATATTCAAAACTCTTAAAGAAAAAAGTGAGGCAGCCTCAAAATATTTACATGATGAGAAAGGATATCGTTCTTTAAGAGAAGGATTTGCAAACACTACCATGGTAGCTATTGCTCCTACAAAATCAAGTTCATTTATTTTAGGTCAAGTGTCAATGGGTATTGAGCCAATTAAATCAAATTATTTTATTAAAGATTTGGCTAAATCAAAAACTATTTATAAAAACCCTTACTTACTTGAGGAGCTTGAAAAATATGGATTGAATACTCCTGAAGTATGGGAAGACATTTTGAAAAAGGATGGCTCTGTACAGCATTTAGATTTTCCAACTAAAGAAGTTTTCAAATCATTTATTGAAATATCTCCAAAAGAAATTATATTACAAGCAGCACAAAGACAGCAATTTATAGATCAATCACAATCTTTGAATTTGATGATTCATCCAAGTGTACCGGCAAAAGATATTAATCAGTTGTATTTGTATGCTCATGAAGAAGGTATTAAAACATTATACTATCAATTTAGTCAAAGCTCAGCTCAGTCATTTTCTAGAAACATTCTAGAGTGTGTTAGTTGTGAAGGATAAGATTTTATTTTTTATATTTATATAAAAGAATAATAATGAACACATTTCCAGTAAGAGGTTATTTTCATCCGGAAGAAGCTTTTGCAACTATTGCAGAGTGGAAAGAAGTAGCAAACCAATTTTTAGAATTAGAAAAAGAGGGTATTGACACTAGAGGCGGAGTGATTGACGATAATCATAATTTAGTGCAATTAATTAACAGATGGTTTAAGTATCAACTTTATGTTGAAACTCAGCACTTTGATGGTCTAACTCAAAAAGAAGTTTTAGATTTCATTGAAGATTTTGTTAATCATAGAGTATGGCAGCTTAATGATGAGTTCAATGAGTTAATAGGCCCTGAATTAATAGAGCAAGTTAAAATTGCATTCTTTTATTCAAGAGGAGCTTTAGAGCCGTTTGTGCTTTTAGACGCAGATTTTACTAATGCAGTTTACGGAACTACAGACGCTATTGTTACTACATTACATTGGGCATCTCCTCAGGGAGTATTAAATTTACAAGATTCTGTAGAGAATGGCGGGGTATATGCTATATCGACTTTTACTAAACAATTTAAAAAATTCTTTAGACCTGAGTCAAATGTGTTAGTTAAACTAAAAGGTAAATTAGTAGCAGCATTTAAATCAGATGTTAAATCAATTGTAACTGATAAAGGAAATAAAGCAGCTGCAATGTTTAGATTAGGGTTTCCTGGAAATGGGTCTAATTTATGTAAATCAATTGACACGTGTCGTGATGAAGATAAATCAACTTATCTATGGAATGAAATAATTGTTAAACCTGTTGAAATATTAGAAATAAAAAAAGTAATTAAATATTAAAGTTATGAACATAATTTATGTAAGTGCACCATGGTGTGGTCCATGTAGAATGATGAAACCTGTTTTCAATAAATTTGTTGAAGATAATCCAGGCAGATTCACTTCAGAAATAGTTAATGCAGATGAAGCTCCTGAGATAATGAGTAAGTATGGTGTGCGAAATATTCCTACATTTATATTTGAACAAAATGGAGAAGTGGTAGAAAAGTTAGTAGGTGTGTTATCTGCAGATAAATTAAATGAAATAGTTGCGCAATATGAAAGTTAATATAAAAAAATTAAGTACAGAAGCAGTTCTTCCGTCATATGCAACTCAAGGAGATGCAGGAATGGACTTAACAGCTATATCATCACAAATAGATAAATCAGGACTATTCATTGAATACGGCACTGGGTTAGCTGTTGAAATTCCAGAAGGTCACGTAGGACTTTTATTCGCTAGAAGTTCAGTGTCAAAAACATCTTTGATTTTAGCAAATCATGTAGGAGTTGTAGATTCAGGATACCGAGGTGAAATTAAATTTAGGTTTAAAGATTTGGGTATTAGAACTAAAGAAATAGAACCTGCAGTTTTGCAAACACTTCAAGAAGATAGAGAAAGAAAAGGACTTCCTTTATTAACAGGTCCAATAGAAAATGTAATTTGGGTGACTTCTGAAACTGCATATCAGGTAGGAGACAGAATAGGACAGCTAGTTATTATACCATATCCACAAATTGAGTTAGAAGAAGTAGACGAATTGTCTGATTCTCAAAGAGGTGCTGGAGGTTATGGGTCAACAGGAAATTAAGGATTTAGATATTTATTTTAAAGAAAATTATGGAAGAATTAGCATCATTATTCATGCACTCTAGAACTCAAGCTCATGTATTTCATTTACGTGTAAAAGGGCCTGGGTCGTATGCAGCGCACAAAGCGTTACAAGCATATTATAAAGGAATCATTCCTTTACTTGATTTAATTATTGAAAATTATCAAGGTAAAAATGGAATAATTGAATTTCAGGATGTAGACGGTATTGACAATAATGCAGCTATAGAAAACATTATTAAATATTTCAGTAAGCTAATTGAAGCTTTAGAAAAATTAAGAAAAGGAGAAAAGCTTCAAAGTTCTTCAATACAAAACCAAATTGACACTATTGACGAATTGCTTTCATCGACAAAATACAAATTAGAAAATTTAGCGTAATGGCAAAAATTAACCTAAATTCTATTCTAGCAGAACCTAAAAATGCAGTCGAAAGAATTGTAGAAACTGTGGAGGTAGCTCAAAAACCACTTCCTAACTTTGATGCTATTCTTTTAGAGTGGAGCTATCAATGTGAAAAAGGATATCCTGATTTTAAAAATAAGGAGGATTTGTTTATTTTGCAAAACATTTTAGAAGCTCAAGGAATTGAAGTTCCATTCGAACGATTGACAGAAGCTCCGTCGACTGATAAACAATTCAAAAAGTTTACTAGTTTATTAGATGCTAATCAAAAAGAACTTTGGGAACCATTTTTAGCAACTATGCCAAACAATTTATTTATAGAGTTTCA